ATGTTCCTGCCGCATTGGCTCCAACTGTTCCAGTCGGATTGATGATTGCCAACTCTTCCAATCTGGAATCGCAGAAGATTTCGCCATCGCATAGAATTTTATACATTACAATGAACCTCCTGAATAATCAATGCTCACGATTCCATTTCCGGTGAATGTGAAAGTGTTCTCACCTTCATGAATCACAATGCCATAAATGGTCTGTGTTCCCTCGACTAATGTCACAGTTGTGCTACCGTCAGATACAGTAATTCCGGCTGTATCCGAAATAACAGTAAGTGCTGAAGCACCTTCGGTCGCAATCAGAGTGAATTCAAGCGTTCCATTCACCTGCATTTGATAAGCCTGGTTAATGATTCCCTGTTCGAAATCAAATGGATCCCAGAGCCATCTTTCATTCGTTGATGTGGTGCTTCTCTTATATGGTTCTGCAGTAATCGTGAATGTAACATTCGCATTCATTCCAGAAACAGACATTTCCACCAATGAACGACCAACCCAATAATAATTTGGATCATCATCGAAGATGATTTGTTTCTTCTTTCCGTGGAAAGCATTTCGAAGCCTAGACAAAAATGCAGACCAATCTTGTGATTCTCTGCCTTTGACAAAGAATGTAACAGTAATGGATCTGTCTTTGTATCGAACATCACCTGTTGTTACTTCGCTCATGTCAATCGAGCCATTCCGGCCCGGAACCTCAACATATTTCAATTGTGGTTCCGGAGCAGAAATAACCTTGTCCGTCATGATCAGATTGAAATCGTTGTAAGTGTGATACCCACCGATTGTCATTCCTTTATTTGTCAAATAACTCATGCGAATATTACCCCTCTTCCTGCCTGATCTGTACGGTTGCCTAACGCTCTATCCATTCTGCTGGCAGTTCTACCAACCAGTGTATCGCCATCAAGAAGAATGTCGCCGCCGATATTCGGAAGGTACTTCTCAAGCAATCCAATGATTGTTCCATACTGCTGCGCTGTGTTAGTCAGACTATCATCTAATGTATAAGAACCGCTTCCTGTGAATGTGGTCGTATCAAATGGATTAACTACTGCATCAGTTACCTCTGACATAGCATTTGTTACTGAATCAATGTTGTCCGTGATACCTTCTGCCATACCAGAAGATATATACTGTCCGACTTGGCTTGCCATAACTCGTGATGGTGAATGAATTCCGAAGAAGTCCTTGAATCCGTCAACAATACCATCGCAGAAACCGCCAATCTTATCGAATATCCAATCTTTTGCAGACTTGATACCTTCCCACAGGCCTTTTACCAAATTAAGACCGATGTTCTTCACACTCGACAAGATGCTCTTGAATCCATTTATTACGTTCTTTGCTACCGTTACGACTTTGCTCTTGAGCCAAGATCCGAGTCCTGCCATCGCATTTCCTACAGCTTTCAACAGTGTCTTTCCAACACTTGCCATCTGGCTCACTCTCTGCGTGAATCCCTTCACGATTGCAACTACAATCTTCGGGACAGCTTTGACAATTGATACGATTATCGCCGGCAAATTCTTAATCAATGAAACCAGCAATTTACCTCCAGCAGTGGCGAGTTTCGCATGAAATGTATTGAGCGATGTGATCAACTTGCTTATAATTTTCGGCAGCGCAGCAATAAGCTTCGGAAGTGCCTCAATCAATCCTTGTGCCAAGGCTAATATCATTTCAAGCGCAGCATCAATAAATTCCGGCAGATTATCCAGCAAACCATCACATATGTTGATTACTATATCCGCCAAATTCGGTCCTAATGTGCTCGCAGTCGATGTTAGTCCTTGAACCAGATTTGTGATCATTTTCATTCCCGCATCTACCATCTGGTATGAATTTTGGGTAATGAATGAAATCAATGTATTCAGCACCATCGGAAGCGCTGCCACAATCTTTTGAGCCATCGGCCCTAAATTATTAACGACAAATGTCGTCACAGAATTCAGGAGCGTTTGTAAATCTTTCTGAACATCACCACCGGTCGTCAGATCTGCCAAGAAATTAGTGGCTGCAGACTTCATAGCAGCCATAGAACCGGAGAATGTTTTTGCTCCTTCTTCTGCTGCAGTTCCTGCAATTCCCATTTCATCTTGGACCACATGAATTGCCTCTACGATGTCGCTATATGAATCGATGTTATATTCAACTCCGGAAATGGCTTGTGCATCCTTCAGAAGCTGTTGCATACCTTCTTTGGTGCCTGAATATCCCAGGGAAAGATTGTCTAACATGGTGAAATTGGCACGGCTGAAGCCAGTGTATGCATTCTGTAGACTTTCAACACTAGTTCCCATTTTTGCAGCATTGTCCGTCATATCCATGATGGCTGTGTTGGCCGCTTTAGCCGCCTTAACAGAATCGCCGCCTAATGATTTTTTAAGTGCTGCTCCCATTGATACGGCTTGTTCCATATACTGATTCGCAGACAATCCAGCCTTTTGTGCTTCGTATGCATAATCCTTAACAGACTGTGCCGCATCATCATACAGAGTCTCGACACCACCCATCGACTGTTCAAGGTCAGCACCTGCAGAAAAAGCCTCTTTCAAAAGAGTGCCGATTCCTGCTGCAGCAATGATTCCTTTGAATTTAGATACAACAGAATTTCCAAACGAAGTGCCAGCACTTGTTCCGGCCTTCGTCACATCTCCGGAAATTCCTGAGGATAGCGCAGAACCGAAGCCTTTAGTCGTTGGAACTAATTGCACATATGCTTTCGCAATTTCTGATGCCATTATTTATCCTCTCTTTCTGCGTAGAAATTCTGCCGAGCTTTCTCGAAATCCTCTGCAGAATCAAAGACATCAAAATCTTTATTGTTCTGCTTTGGCATCAGAGATTCAACAATTGATTCCGGTTTCTTAATTCCTTTGCTTGCATTCTTGCTCTTTGCCCATACAAGTAAAGAAAGCCTATCAACTGCGCTTGCCAGCAGAATTGTTTCAAGCGGATATTTCATTCCGCTAATTTTCAATTTAATTCTCGAATTCGGACCTAGCCCACAAGAAAAGGTCGCCACCCGATCTACAGGTAACGACCTCTTATCATAAATTTGGTATGTTTCAGCCAAATCACAGTCTAATGCATCTTCATCGACTGCTATCATCTGGGCTAGGACTAGGAGTTTTTTGATTCTTTTGCCGCTTTAAAGATTTCAAACAGTTCAGCCATCGCCGCTTGTGGCGCAACCAAGCCATCATTGTGCTTCAAAATGTGCTTTTCAAACTTCTTGCCCTTGTCCTTAAACATAATTTCTTCCATCTGATCCATCAGATCAATGATTGCAATTATGGCGTCCGGATCATCTTCATCTGCCTCATCAGACATTTTGCTGATTCGTGAAAGAAGTTTAACAATTCTCCAATCTGAAACAAGTCTTTCATCGACTTCATACTTAAAGCCGCTTGATGTAACTCCTTTAATCATCCTATTCCTCCCTTATTGCTCTTAATCCTGAGCCAAAATGAACTCTTTGTGTGTGTCGCCATCCCAGCCGGTTCCGTCAAACGGCTGTGCTGTGATTTCTACTGCGAATGCAACAGGTTCATCATCTTTGTATGTGATTTCATCAAGATTTGACAACTTGCCATCTGGAATGACAATTCGTCTCAAATATCCACGAACAATCATGTCAATGACATATACAGCTTCTTCAAGCTCTTTGTCGTTTACTTTGATTGTGATCATTCCGGTCTGCGAATCTACAGACACATTGTCTTCACCATATACCATCTTGAGAACATCAACATTGTTAACTTCAAGCATTGTAAAACTGAAGATGTCATTCTTTCCTGTCTGAGTTGACATTACAGTTACTCCGCCCCATGCTTTTACATCCTCAGATTCACGGCTTCCGTCATTACCAACGCCGTCTTCTGAAATGTAGCCAACTGACACATATGTACTTGCTAAATCGCTAGTGTCTGTCGGCAATGCTGTTCCAAGCGGTGCACGATAGATACCGCCTGCAACCTTCGGTTTTCCTGTTCCGATTTTGCTTGCATCTGCCATTTTTAATCCTCCTAATAGGTAAACTCATATACCGCCTGATAACGATATTCTTTCGTTTGTGTATTTGTGTAATTATAATCAGAATTCAATTTAGCCGAGGCGATTTCTGTCTCATATATAATGCTTTCAAGTGTATTCTTAACACTGTCATTCAATGTAGCCGCCTCGTATAACGAACCAGAGTAACTTTGAATTGCAAACGTTGCACTATCGATATGATTTGAACGTGATGAGCCGGTTTTTTCAAGTAAAACATACTCGACTGTATTATCATCCGGCTTCTCCAGGAGAACCGGACAATTCAATTTACTGCCTAAATAATTCTTCAGAATCAACTCAATCATTTCTCTACCTCAATGCTTTTAGCAATTCGTTATCTTTCAAGTTCTTATAAAATGTTTTCTCATCAGATGTGTTGATTGAAACATTCGCTCTAGTAGGACCGATATAAGTGTTTGTCTCATAATTGCCCTCACATCTGTCAATTATGCCCTGTGCAACCGTTTCGAGTTCTGACACAATAGCATCGCTTCGCATCAAATCTCTAAATCCTGCATTAACTAGCTTAACCTTACTCATACCGTTCCACCTTAACTTGCGTATTCCAAGGCCCTGGAACATTTGCATCTGTCTGCGTCAAAGGAAATCCATATGTTTTGAATCGTTCGCCACGGATATAAACATCTGTGTCCTTCCAATTGTGAGTATCTCCTTTCGGGATTCCCAGCACATATGCGATTCTTTTGCCATTCACGTTCAACTCTTCAACAGCCGCTTCAAATGTCGGCGATCCAACGACAACATCATCCACAGTAGCTTCATTAGTTGAGTAAATAGGCTTGCCAAACGGATCCGTTCCTGTCTGTGTTCTTTCAATCAGCACAACAGTTTCGCCTTTAATCATTTGAGCCCTCCACTAATTCCTGTACAGGAGAGTAAGAACCAATCTGATTGCCTACGCCTAACAACTTCTTTTCAAGTTTGCTCACATACAATTCGCCAGTGCTTCCACTCGATAGAGTCCAGCTTTGAGAATAACCAAGAGCACTCATTGAACCCTGTGTTGCTCCAATCGGAACATCTACAGATGAATTGCCGATTGCTCTGATCACCATCTTGCACGAAACAACTTTCTTTGCGTCTTCACTAGCATTTTGATTGTATGAATCAATGATTACAGCCGCATCCTCAAGAAGTGTTTCGCACAATGCCTCGTCAATCTCAGAGGATGTTCTTGCCTGTACATCTTCGTATGTTGCATATGCCATTATTCTGCCTCTTTCTTCTTAGTGTTCTTCTTTGGTGCGGTTTTTGGTTTGGCTACGGCCTCAGCCTTAACCAATCCGAGTGATTCGAGATAATCAGCCCTCTCATCATCAGCAGAGAATGTGTCCCCAATAGTGCGGTACACATTCTCTTGCTTGTCACGAAAAGGCTTCAGAACTGTAGCCTTCTTCATTAGTTACCTCCTATGCTTCAGTAACTACATGGAATACTCTGTCAGCGAATACCGGAAGAGCCTTAAGTCCAGAATAAACAACGGTCTCAATTGCTCCGTTCTCGTACTTAGCGCCAACATGGATAGCAATAATGCCATCTTCGTCAGTGGTGAGCTCCATGCCTTCGATCTTGGTAACATCTGCAGCAACAACATCAAGGTTCTCGCAAGCTGTTCCGAAGACTTCTCCGGTAGGAATGTTGGAATCAAGGATAAGTGTGCCTAATCCAAGGAAGTTCTCAACATAAGTCAAACCGAAAGCATTCTGCACGGTGATGTTTGCGGTTCCGAGATAATCAAAAGCATCTTCGGTGTTAGCGAAGAAGATTGGATTGTAAACCTCATCCTCAAAGGCTGTTGCAACCTTTCCAGCGGCCTTTGCGATTCTAGCCTGGAATGTGGTAGCTGCAGCAACTTCTACTTCTACGATTCCGGTAACATCCATACCATCGATGATTGCCTTGCGAACCTTTCCCTGCGCCTGCTTAACCATTGAACGAGTTGAGCCGCCAACTGCGGTGCTATATCCATTCTTTGCGATCTTTTCGATTGAAACGAGGTTTCTGTACTTGCCGAATTCAAGAACCACAACAGTTCCATCATCCATAGCGATGCCGCTGTCTGGAATCAATGCTCCTTCTGCAACTGTAGCAGTTGAGAGAGTTCCAGAAGCCTTATGAATCTTATATGCTGTTCCTGGTGCCATTACAGAAACATCTTCTTTCTGTAATAAAGCGAGTAAGTTGTGTAAGTCGCTTTCGAATTTAGCGACTGCGTTAATTTCCTGAGCCTGTGCCTGAATAGCTAAATCTGCCATTTTTAATCCTCCTACTTAAATAACTCAATGTTTTCTTCAATGGCTTTCACTCTTTCCTTTTCATTTTTGATGGATAAGATGTCAGCCTTAGTTAATGTTGGGCCGTTCGCCTCTCCGGCATCTCTGACCACTGGTGCAACAGGTTTGACCGCTGTGCTTTCTTTGTATGCCAGGATTCCTTTAGCAAGTGCTCTGCACCCTTCTTCTGAATCCGCTGTCAATAAACTAGCCGGCACGCCAGTCTCTTCTGCTACTTTTGCTCGCATTGCACGAAGTTCCTCAATTTGCTTCATTGAAGTCAGCTCTTTTTCTGCTTGCTCTGCTCTTTCGATTGCCTTCTGCAATTCGCTTTTGCTTGCTTCTTCGGCCTCGTCAAACTTTGCTGCCTTTGCTTTAATCTCTTCGTAGTCAGCGAACTTGCCACGTTCACGAGTCAGGCGGTCTTTAATGATGCTGTCAACTTCTGCCTGTGTGAATGTGCGCTCCTGAGTTAGTTCGGTCTCAGTCCCGATGTTTTCCTGATTCACAGTTTCACTCATTTTTCTTTCCTCCATATTGGGTAATAATCCATGCTTAACGGAGCATGTTTCCGTGTATGAGAAGAGCGAGACCTTAATCGGTCTCGCTCATTTCATCTTTTCTTTCTGCCAGCGCTTCTCTTTGCGCTTTTCTTTTTTCCGGATCATAAGCCTTGCGCCTCATCGCATTGATTTTTGCTCGGCTATTTCCATTGTTCGAATAATATTCCTCAGCATATTCTTCCAGATTATATCCGGCATAATCTGTTTTTGAATTAAAACGAATTGCATACTGACAATCACAATTTGCGTGAATGTGTTCTGCATGTCCATTTCGCATTGATTGTGCGCTTCTGTATTGCCAGCCTCTTGAAGCAAGTGCTATACAGAATGCACAGGTGTCACCACTCGGAATCCATGCGAATTGTGCACCGTCTCTTTCAGCATTCTGCAAAGTAGTATCAGCTCCAGCCTGTTTGACTAGTCTTGATACCACTTGATTTAACAATTGCCCTGATTCGCTTTGAATCAAAGAACCATTGATTGCTTTTGCTGTCTCTCCATATGTTGCAGTATTCGCTGGAATAGCGCTTGGAACTGTAACTCCGGATAATTCAGCAATCGCATCATACATTTCGCAGGCGAGTTCAGCAGAACCCTCGCCATACTTAGTGACCAATGCATAAGCATAATCAATAAGTGCTTTTGTATCTCCGAAGCCATTCAATTGAACCCATTTTTGCATTTTTTCTGCAGCAATGTCGCTCATTTGCCTAAGCTTGTCTATATATCGTTTCCAATCACTTGTCGAAATCTGCATTTATCATTCCTCAACTTCTGTGAGCAACTGCTGGCCTCTTGCTCTTTGCTCTTGCGCTTTGATTCTTCGAATGTCAGCTTGGTCAAATCCAATCATCTCAAGGAATGTGTCGGTTTGAGCAAAATTAGGTCTAGCAGACGAAATCTTGATGGCAGCATCTGCAGTCACTCCTACGGATGGCATTGCAGGATTCTTGAAATGTGGACAGACATTCCACTCTTCATCGTCCAACTGCTCCAATGTCACATTCTTCGTGATTGCAATCGCAAGTCGTGCGATCTGCTTCAATGCATCTCCATTTCCTGCGTTTAACTGTTCTGCCAATGTTACCAATGTCTGTGACTGCGCTAATATTGCATCTGATGATGTTGGATTAGCATCATTTACAACTCCTGTATCAGTTACAGTCAATCCGGTAGCTGCTGAAAACTGTGTTGCCAGCATTCTCAACATGTCAACATGCGGTTGAAGTGAGCCTTGTGACAATTGACCGAACACTGGGTTTTCTCCTGTTTCCGGATTCTGGGTTGCTGCCAATATTGAGCCAACATATTGCTTAAACTTTTGATTGATTATTGCATCATACTGCTCGTCAGTGATGCCGAGAAGATATTTCTGCGGTGTCGTTGAAAATTCCAAAGCAATTGATGCGTTTGCAACAGTTCTGATATATCCATCAATCAATGCTCTTACAGGTCTCTTAATTCTGGACCGGCCGAACGGTTTGACCGATGTTCCATTCCATACCATCGGAACCATCAATGGAACGCCTAATAGGTTCTCATACTTTGTCGATTTCCATCTGTTTCCAATTTTACGAATCTCCCAGATGGCATCATCTGTATACATGTTAATGTGCGCCGGTGTCCAGCTTTTTGCATCTTTCTCATCTGGCACAGTGTCAATGATAGCCATTCCTGATTTAATTCTTCTTTTCTCTCCATCCCATCTAGCCGCCGCTGTCATAGCCGAATGGAATCTGATTTTACAAATCCCATTTTCTCCTGCTGACAATGTAGCAAATGTGCTTCCAAGTTTAAGTTCATCTTTGCAGGCCTTATTGTATTGAGCAATTAAACCATTATCATCAATAATCTGATTTAAAATATCAATATCGGTTCCGCTCTCTGAAACGAAACCATCAAACATTGATCGAGATGCAAGAACATCAACAGTTTTAGCACCCCATTCGCAGCCAATCGCCAATTTAGAGATTCCATCCGGCAATGCAATTCCAAGATTTACTTCTGCCAGAGTAACTGCTCCCTCGTAATATTTTTCTTTGACATTGTTCTTTTCTCTGTGGCTGTTATACACATTGACCAACTCAAGGAGCTCGTTTTGTTCCTTAATTGGCATTCCGTCCACATAACTGATTGTTAATGATTTCATTTGCTCTCCTTATCCAATTCTCATTTTCGCACCAGGATTCCTTTTGCTCGTTTTAGCGCCCCACAAAGCCAATGCACACGCTTCGATTGGTAAGCTGTTTTCGCCGCCGAATCCATAACCGCCTGCGATTTTTCGTTTAATTGATGTCTTCGCAGAGTTGTCCAGATCTTCTTGATATTGGTACCATGTTAATTTCTGCTCATTAACCGAATCTGAGAGCATCGTAGCTGCAGCAATCACATTGTTAGTGCTCGCTCTAATAACAGAGTCTTTTGCTTTCCAAACATCTGCGATTCGTTCTCCAATCAAGTCTGCACCATTCTTTCCGTCAATCACTACGCAACATGCTTTCTTATATCTCTCATTCAACCAATCAGACACCCAACGAAGCCCTTTTGATGTGTCTTTGTGCTCAATTACGGAAATTCTAGGCAAACCGTTCTTTGGAATAACAGCTCCGGCGATTACAACCTCTGTTCCATCTGCAGAAATCTTAACTGCATAAGCCGTTTTTCCTTCCGGCTTCAATTGATCAGATGCACACTCTTTCCACTTTTGCTTGTCCAATGCATAATCAACCTTGTTCAGTTCAACTTTCTTCATGTAGCCAAGGTGCTCTCGTGCGAAAACATCTGCAGACATTCCTCTTGCATCTTTTTCGAGTGCAGATTCCAGAAGCTGATAGCCTAACGATGGGTTACACATGTACCAATATTTTTTTGTTTTTACATCAACAAGTTCATTGACCGACCATTCGTGAATGCAGGATCCAGTCGATGGATTTTCGTGCATAGAAATAATTTTCTTCGAAAAAACAAATCCTTTATGTGCCGCCGCTGGCGGTGGCGGTGTTCCCATCAAAATTGTTTGTGGGCTTCCGGAAGGTGCCGCAGAGTTCAGTGGCGACAATGCCGCATCCTGATCCTCTGTGTAACTCTGTGCTTCATCGACCACAACCAAATCAAATGTACCGCCTCGGCCCATGTCAGAAGAATTTCCTCTAGTTCGAAATTCGATGTGTCCACCGTTTTTCAAGTCCAAGACCATCTGGTTTGCTGATGTCGTATAATGGTCAATCAAAGCATTCAGTTCCGGATATATCGCTAATGGATCACCTTTTCGGTCTCCAAACTTGCGTCTTAATCTGTCAAAGGCTTTCTTAGCCGTTTGATATTCCTGGGCTGTGTGCAGAATCTGTTCCGCTCGATATACCAAGCCCCATGTCTCTCGTGGATCACTAACACCTGTCTTTCCATTCTGTCTTGGAACCAATAGTGTGCAATCCGTATTTACGAGAATTCCATTTTCATCTACAGCGAGCCAATCTCTTAAAATCTGCTCTTGCCACGGATGTGGTTTTAAGTCATATGCCGCAGATAATTCAATTGCATATTGGCCTTGGCTGTGCTCGTATGGTGTCACCCATGAATATGTTGGCGATTGACAGCCTTTTCTACTGCGCTTGCTTGGCATCTTCAATCACCTTAAACAATGGAGTTGTTTTCTTTCCCTTTGTTTTAGCGCCTGCCGCCTCAAGTGCTTTTAGTCTGTCTATCTGTTCCATCATTCCAGAAACAAGCGGTTTCATATCTCTTCCGCTGTCTGTCATATCAAGAACCTTTGCATATTTGACAATCGTTGCTTGAACTGCTCCGATTTCGCCTTGTTCCCTCCACGCCTGCTCGACTGATTCAGGTATAGAGTTCTGTGGCTGCTTTTTTCTTGGCATTTTAGCCACCTCCTTTGATGTTTATAGCCGGCAAGTGAACCGGCTCCTATACTTTTTCTATATGTCATTTATTGTGGATTTTTAGATTTAGTGTGTTGGCGCT